GCAGCAACAAGCCCTTGTGCTGTTCCTCTTATATTCAAAACATTACCATTGAAGTTACCTATTTCATAAGTTACTTCTCCTACTGCTCCTTGGTGGTCAACTACAACACTCATAACATTGAACAATGTCGCGGCTACTCCAAATGTATCCACAGCGTTTTTAATTGTAATTTGTAGATCACCTAGTTGGTTATCTGTAGGATCAGAGCCGTCTGCTTGTGCAACAAACACTGTTTCATTTACTGAAGTTACTTCAATTGGAGATTCAAAAGGATTTCTTCCTTCTGCACTAAGTCCGTATATTCCGTTTGAACTTGAACCGTTCAATGATCTAATTTCTGATCCTGATTCAGCTTTATAAGTTACACCACAATAGTATGTGAAAATACTAACAAGCTCACAACGTGCATTATTACGAGCAAGCACACCGTATCCTAAGTTACCAAACATAGTCCAGTCTGTAGCAACAAACGATTTGTTACCTGCTGTAATCATAGTAAGTTCTTTGCCGCTTAATGATCCTGTCAAAGGTGTAGCAGATGCAATGTTAATTTTAAATTTAGGAAGTGCAGTTGGACCTTGTGTCTCTCCGTTCTCCATAATATCTAAAATTATATCATAATTTGCAGCCGCATTGTTTCTAATACTAGAGCTTACGTTTACTAGATTATTTGTTGTTTGTGTGCTTACACTTTGATATGTTACACTTGGCTCTGTGTTTGATAATACAAATTCTACAAGACTTTTAGCATATTGATTAGCGGCTAGTGTTTCTGTTAATTGTGTTGTTATTGCTACGTTACTGTTGCCAAGTGCAGTTTGTCCTCGGTAGTAACTTCTTCCTGCTTCTACTGTGCGTCTTGTGCCACCAAACAAGTCGTTACTAATTGCACTAATAATTAATCCTGTATCTCGTTTACACAATGCTTCGTTGTATGTGAATGTAGGATATTGGTCATCAATAAATGCAATTACTTCATCTTGTATCCATGCTTTGTTTGCTTCTAATAAATCTCTTGCTTGTTTTATATCTGTATAGTTTGATATATAATTTGTTATGTAACCAAACAGTTCGGTAACAGTTGCTTCAACTCCTGCTTCTGCAGGATTGCCAGTATCAAAAACTTGTGTGCTTACTGTACTGTCGCCTGTTTCATATGTATAAAGTGTTGTAGGTTCTCTGTTGTTTAATACATCAAGGGCAAGTGTTTTTGCATATTGAATTGCATCTACAGTTTCTGCTTCTTGATTTAATATTACACTTAATCCAGTTTCAGTATATGTTTCAGCCGCGGCCATTGTTTTAGAATGTCCACCAAATGTTAAATCAAATATCATTGAATCAATAATAAGTCCAACATCTCTTCGACATGTATCTTCACTGTAATTAAATGATTGATATGTATCTTCAATAAATTCTACTGTTGAATCTATTACTGTAGGTGCGGCTGTAAGCAAAGCATCTTTGAGAGCAACTTTTGCTGTAAAAGGATCTTTAAACAAAGGCGGTAAGTTTGCTAGATATGTATCATAATCTGGTTCTTGCCTTAATGGCAAATAGTTTGTACCATACTGTATTACTTCATTAACTATAGTAATAAGTGCTTCGACTTCTGCTAATCTTGCGGCACTCGCGGCAGGCGTTTCTTCATCTGCTATTTGTGAAAAATCTAATTGATATTTTTCTTGCGTTGTTAGTATGTTTTTTGTAAGAATATTTTGAACAAGTAAATCTTTTATCTTGTTAAATGCCGCTACGTGTTGTGCTTGCTGTGTAGGAATTTGCGAGTCTAGTCCTACCCAATAACTTCTTGCTACATCACTAGTTGCACTGTTGCCACCAAACAATAAATCAAATTGTAATGCTTGTAATAAAAATCCTATGTCACGTTTACATTTTGCTTGATCATAATTGAAGCCACTTGTGAAAGGTGCTATTGCATCTCTACTTTGTGCAGTTATCCATGCGACTGTTTCGTTTTGAATAAATGTAATGTTGTCATCAATAAGTTTCTTTGCTGCATCTTTGTCATCATCATTTACAGTAGTAGGCCAAACAATATCATCTACATTGGCTTCTCCGTTTGAAATAACATCTATTATGTCATTCCACTCTGTAATGTTTTTTGTTTGTATTGCTGTATCGCTTTGAAGCACTGTGTTAGTTTCGCCCTTGGCAAAATTTAAGGCTCCTATTGTTTGTGTAATTTGATCTGACAATACATATGCACTGTTAGGTCTGCGATAACTTAATGCCGCTTGTCGACCAAAATAGTTTGTACCTAGTGCAATGTCTGTGGCTATACCTTTTATAATAAATTGTAAATCTCTACGACACTTTGTTTCATTGTAACTAAAAAGGTATGTTGAATTTACATACTCTATGGTTTGATCTTGTATAAATCCTTTATTGGATTCTAGTAACGCTACTGCATTTGGGTTGGTAGTTGAAGTATCAGCTTCTACTGAACTTGCTTGATATCTTACACCGTCACTATAAAATGCTGTAGGCATATTTGGTTTACGCCAAAAGCCACTAGCAACCATAGATAGGTTATCACCTGCTATGCTGTCTACATTAAATTGTTGGTTACCACAGAAGCCATCTGCAAACATACCGCCATGGAAGCCTACTTCGTAAGGCTCAGTTTCAAAACTACTTTTTGCAAAACAAACACCTGTATGCGGATAAGGTGACTTAGTTAATATTTGTCCTTCTGGGTCTAAAACAAAACAAAAACTGTTGTGTAAGTCTGTACCAAAATCGTGGAACCAGTTTGTATCGTTACACAAGAATATATCAATGTCTGTGTTGTCCTTAGGTGTACTGTACATATCACGTGGATCAGTTAGATAGTGATATCCAAAATATCCATTAGGAAACTCTGCTGTCTCTCGCCAGAAGCGTGTTCTTGCCCAAGGTGATGTACTTACTTGTCCTGCTAGTGGACGTACTGTTGTTCTACGTTGGCCGCTACCAAATATACTTGTGTTCGCAGGTACTCTAATAGGAAGGTGTTCTTCGTAAATACCACTTGCTACATGAACTAGAACTTGTACTTTTAGATAAGGTTGTTGTTCGTTTACAAAAGGTTCTGTTTGTTGATTTGCATTTACAATATCTTCTGCTTCACGCATTGCAACATTGAGTGTTCTAAATGCTGTACCCCAACTACGTCCTCTTTGTCTACCATGCTTACGTCCGTCAGTACCATCTAAACTTACATATAATTCTCTTACTTCAGTTGTAATTTTTGTAGTGTTTACAAACTTCCAATCAATGCCGTCACTTACTTCAATTACTTGGTCCTTTTTATTCCATCGCATTGCTCCTGCAAGTGCTGGATTAGGATCAGGACGATTGTTATAATCTCCTGCTGGTAGTCTTAATGATTTTGATTTATTATTTTCGTCAGTAACAATAGCAAGTGTGTCGCCTACTTTTATGTTACCTTCTTGATCAACTTGAAGTGCATCTGAAAATACACTTAGGCCGCCGTAAGTTTCGCCATCACCTACAAATACTTGCTTAAGATCTGTATCATAAATGATCTCGCCTTTAAGAGGAACAAATGCTTTACGCTCTGCTGTAGTACCTCTTCTTAATAGTAAACTTCCTAGTTCAGCCATTTGTATCCTCAATTATATTAGGACCATTAGGCCCATTGTCTGGGTTAGGACTATATGATGATGTGCCTGGTGCTGGAAGATGTCCGCCGTCATAATACTTAGGAGGCTTCACAGTAAATGTTCCTCCTTCAATATTACTAAAAGTGCCCGTTTGGCTGTACAGTAATTTCCCTCCATCTACTGCTGGAGTATTCCATAAATTACCACTGTCAAACGGAGCACCTTTAAATATTGTCATCATATAACCTTCTATATGATGTATTTATTTGATTAGTTAAGTGCTAGTCCAGTAGTGCTTTCAATGTATTTAGATGCCATAGACTTTTCTGTCTTAGCAATACAAATAATACTACTGTTGTTAAGTTTGAATTTTGAATCCTGAACTGTAAACATATATGGAGCCAAGCCCATTCCTTTTTCAGTTGCAGTTAACATTAGGGGTTTGTGGACAACAGTTTTTGTATCTGTTTCTTCTTCTATGCGAGCAATCATTTCCTCACCTGAAGCCAACTTGATACTAACTGTGTCACCCATTTTATATACCATATCGATTAACATTATATTGTATGTCCTGTGCCTGTGTAATTAGTATTCTCAATGTAGTCAACCATTTGTTCATAGCCTCCTACTTTATTTCCTCCAACAATAATTTGCGGGAAGGTTCTTGCTGTAGGAAATACTTCAAATACTTCTTCTCTATCAAAGTCTTTGCCTAGTTCTTTGTAAACATAGTTGTATTGTCTTGATTCACACAATGCTTTTGCTTTTGTGCAACTTGGACAAGCAGGTTTACCCCATATCTCTATCATAAACTAAATCCTTTTAGTGCATCTTTTGATACATCTTGTTTAATACCGCCAATGATATATGACTCAACTTCTGTCTCCTGAGGAGCAACTTGTAGCCCTGAGCTACTTAACCAATGTTGTGTCCACGGCAGTGGGTTAGTGTTTACTGGTTGATCGAATATTGCGTTCATACCCAGCGCCTTGAGTCTACGGTTTGCAATGTACTCAACACACTGATGTAAGAGTGCATCGTTAAGTCCAATAATAGAACCATCTTTGAATAGGTACTCTGCCCATTCCTTTTCTTCTGCAACACATTCACGCCATAAGTCGTATACTTCTTCTTGACATTCCTTTGCAATCTTAGCCATTTCTGGATCGTCTTTGCCTTGTGCCCACAACTTTAAAATGTGTGTGCTTAGTGCCAAGTGTTGTGCTTCGTCGCGAGCAATTAATGAAATAATCTTTGCAGACCCTTCCATAAGTTTTAGTTCGCCAAACGCAAATGTACATGCAAATGAAACATAAAAACGTAGACCTTCTAGTATGTTTACAGTTTGCATTGCAAGATATAATTTCTTCTTCACTTCATACATGCTACCTTTTTTACGATGTGTAAATGCATCGGCAGCTTCTGTGAAGGCATCGTAATGTTTTGTGACACTTTGTGCTCTAGCGATAATTTTTTCATCATCTAGAATAGTGTCAAATACTTCTGATGGGTCAGCGTATACATTTTTCATAATGTGTGTATAGCTACGTGAATGAATTGTTTCAAAGAAATCCCAAGTAACAATACATCCTTCTAGTTCAGGTAATGAAACATGCGGCAAAAATGCTAGGCATGGACCACGTCCTTGGACACTATCAAGAAGTGTTTGATATTTTAAATTAGCAGTAAAAATATGTTTTTGTTCTGGACGGAAGTTTGCATAGTCTGCTCTATCTTTTTGTAGACTTACTTCTTCTGGACGCCAAAAGTAACCAAGCATTGTTTGATTAAGTTTATCAAACACTGGAAATTTGAAAACATCATATCTCTGTGTATTTTGATCTGCTCCGAAGAACATATTCTGTTTGGTGAAATCCACCTTGTCTTTATTAAAAACTGTCTTTGCCATGTCTTTTCCTTTTTTACTACTATAACTTCTTTATGTGCAAATGTCAATACTAAATTGCACATGCCTCACAATATTCTTCATACTCTTCGTCCGAACCATTAAACTCTCCTCGGTCTACAGGTGACTCCTTTACGTTGTCGTGCCATCCCAAAGAATGTGCCGGCTCATCTTCTACTGTTCCGTCTGACTTATAATCGTATGTGTTTTGATAATAACTTGTTTTCCAACCATACTTGTATGTGTTTAACAAGTCGCCTATCATTACACTCATTGGCACTTCATTGTTTTCAAAGTGCGTAGGATTATAACTCCAGTTACCACTAATTGCTTGATCGAAAAACTTCTGCATAGTAGCAACTACATTAATATAACCTTCATTGCTTGGCATATCCCATAACAATGTGTAATATTGTTTTAGTGACTGATACTGTGGAACAATCTGCTTAAGAGGCCCTTTTTTGCTTTTCTTAACGGACAAGTAGCCTCTAGGAGGTTCGATTCCATTGGTAGCGTTCGACACAACGGAACTGCTCTCCGAAGGCATTTGTGCGGACAATGTGCTGTGCCGTAAACCGTGTTCCTTAATGTCCTTGCGTAAAGAAGCCCAATCATGATTCAATTTTACCTTAACAATATCATCGACATCCTTCTTGTAAGTGTCAATAGGAAGAACGCCGTCGGAGTATTTAGTACGATCAAAGTACTCACATGCTCCACGTTCTTGCGCTAATTTGTTGCTGGCTTTTAGCAAGTAATACTGAAATGATTCTGAAAGGTTATGTACTAATTTCCATGCTTCCTTATCACTGTATTTTACTTTGTTCTTTGCAAGATAGTGTGCAAGTCCAATATAACCTACTCCTAATGAACGTCTTGCCTTTGTACTAATCTCAGCCGCCTTAATAGGATAGCGTTGATAGTCAATAATTTCTTCTAATGCTCTTACTGCTAAGTCACATAGGTCTTCTAAATCCGAAAGGTCTTTTAGTGTGCCTACGTTTATTGCGCTAAGAATACACAATGCTATTTCACCTTGTTCATCGTCAATATGCTCTAAAGGCTTTGTAGGTAATGTAATCTCTTGACACAAGTTACTCATGTAAACTGTATCTTTGAATGAGCTGTGTGTATTACAGTGATCAACATTCATAATATAAATGCGTCCTGTTTCTGCACGTTCTTTGATCAATGCACTAAACAACTCCATTGCTGGAATAGACTTTTTCTTTACGCTTGTAGCACGTTCATACTTTTCGTATAACTTGTTAAATTCATCTGGGTCACCAAAGTATGCTTCATACAATCCTGGTACATCATGTGGCGAGAAAAGAGTTATATCTTGGCCGGATAATAACCTTTCATACATTGTTTTGTTAAGTTGAATTGAATAGTCTAGTTTACGTACACGATTGTCGTCTGTACCTTTGTTGTTTTTTAACACAAGAATGTCTTCAATCTCTTGATGCCAAAACGGGAAGTGTGTAGTAGCACTGCCACCACGTACACCATTTTGCGTACAACATCTTACTGTTGCTTCAAACTTTTTTAGGAATGGGATGATTCCTGTGTGTGCGACTTCGCCTCCTCGAATTTTGCTATTAACTCCTCTGATGCGCCCTGCGTTAATGCCGATGCCAGCTCTCTGCGCTGTGTAACGTCCAATAGACATATCACTGGCAAAAATGGAATCAAGCGTGTCATTCGAATCAACGAGGACACACGAGGCAAACTGTCTGACCGGTGTACGCACCCCCGCCATGACTGGGGTTGGAATGTTGATTTTGAACAACGATGTTGCATCATAATATCTCCTTACATAATACATTCTATCCTCTTTAGGATAGTTCGCAAACAATGTTGCCGCAATCATCATGTACATGTATTGAGGTGTTTCAAATAATTCTTCGCTTGAACGATCCTGACAAAGGTACTTGTCAACAACCTGACGCAGACCTGCGTAGGTAAAGTTCTCATCACGCTTGTGTCTAATGTAACTATCTAGTGTAGCAATTTCCTCATCGCTATAACTATCTAATATTGCACTGTCATACACACCACGTTCGATGTTTAATTTTATAATTTCTTTAAGAGGTATACTTTTGTATTCGCCAAACACTTGTTTGTATGTTGCATATGATAACAGTCTTGCCGCGGCATATTGATAGTTTGGTGCGTCTAATGAAATAAGATCATTTGCAGAACGTATCAAAATATCTTGTATTTCATGTGTTGCCATTCCGTCATAGAATTGTATATTAGCATTCATTTCAATTTGCGAGCTACTTACTCCTGCAAGTCCTTCACAGGCGTGCATTACTACCTTGTGTATCTTGTCAATGTTTAAATGTTCTGACTTTCCGTCCCGCTTTATGATGTTAATATGATTTCCGTTTGACATTATTACCTCTTTCTCTGTGTTTAATTCAATATTTAGTTAAGTTTTTCCATGTGATATTGTTTCTCGAGTTCAAAAGTTTTTGGCAGTTGTTGTGTCGAGATTGCGTGTTCATAATACCATCCTAATACTTTGTTTTCAATGTGTAGAAGATAGACAGTACGTGATTCTTCTCTGTCTATACCTATATGTATCTCACAATCAGTGGCCGAAAAGCGTTCGGTTAACTGTAAAGAATAACACATTCCTAATACACAACAGAAGTCGCAATAAAGATTCTCTTTTAAAAGTTCCCAAGGATCAGGCCATGTGCTACGATCGTAAGGATCAGCATGTATAGAAGTCCTTGGAGCCTTATTATAAAAGTCAATCACATCCTGAAAAGGATCAGGTGACACTTCTAAAGTCTCCCGAAAAGACTTCCAGGCCTTTAACCTATCTTCAAATTTTAATGCGAACATTCAACTATATTAAACTCTTTCTGTTAAGCACCCTGTACTCAAATTGAGTTTGATCACCGGATGGCATACTACTTGTACAGTATACATTAATTGTATCATTTGTCAAGTCCGAATTTTCATTTGTATGCGTTACTGACCATTTTAATTTTACCGAATAGTCTGGTGACGTTGATCCTCTATAGTTGAAATCGTCTGATATAGAAACTCCGTTAGTTCCTTGTTGAATTGTTAGTTTACCAGTCCAAGTTGCATCGTTTGATGCACTTACAGCAAGATATTCAATTTCAAAGCTCTGCTTTGCATCTCCTGGTAATCTGAATAATTTGTTTAGTCCTGTACCAATTGTTGTTTTGTGCGTATTACCTTGTTCGTAATTGATCGCACCTTCTACTTCTGGAACATAGACTGTTGTGTTTATGTTTGCTTGGTTGTATGATAAAGCTTCTGTTCTTGTAAACTTGTCATTAGTTGAATGGTTAT